CCTCCGGAGCGGCTCGCCGGGTGTCGTAGTCAACGCGGAACGATTCCTGCAGCTCCTGCGCGTTCTCGAGAAGCTGCGGAATCCACTTGACGTCAGGACCCGTGCCGTCCGGGAGGTGTCGCATCGCCTCACCGTGCTTCTCCATCTGCGCGCACCGCTCCTGAAAGACGAGCTCCAGAGCGGCGATGGTGTTGACTTGCCACTTCTTGCGGGCGAGCATCCCGGTGGTCTTCCTTCCGAACGCAGGAACTCCTGAGCTGAACTTGCGAGCTTCGTCCATCGTCACTCCGTCTAGAGCGTCCTGCATGGCGTCTTCTGGGCTCACTCCCCGCGCAACGAGCGACTGGTAGACGCTCCTCTCATCGGAAGTTAGCGTCTTGTCAGCGACTCCCACGGCGGATCACCTTCTTGTGAACTCCGTACCCGAACGAGAGCTCCCATTCCCAACGGATTCGCATGGACTCAGCGATCTCGATCGCCTCTTCCGGCGAGCTGGCGCGGAAGCGGATGAAAGCACGTTGCTTCCCGACTCCCGAAGCCTCAACCTCTCCCGGATAGGCCTCGATCAGCGCGTCGGCGATTGGATTGGGGTTCTCGATCGTGTTGACCGAGAGAAGGTACGACGTGGTCTTCCTCATCGGGATCCTCCTGGGACGCTCTCGATGGCGTCGGAGATCATCTTGAGGCCTTCACCGATCTTCGCCATTTCTCGCTGGAAACGGAAGTTCGCAGCCTTCATCGGGGTCATCGCGATGGTGGGGTCACGCTGAACCTCGCGCTCCAGGTAGGAGATGATGACTCGCGGATCGACGTGCTTTCGCATCATCCATAGCGCGACTTCGAACTGCGGGGACGTACGTGGTGTTGGCACTTCCGGTTCCTTCCTGTCGGCACCGCAGCTCCTGCTGGACAGCGGTGAACTCTGAGTCAAAGATAGGCAGTCCTCGCCCGTGGAGCGCAGATGTCTCCATCTCGTAGAGAACCTCGCGCAGATCCCTGTTGGTGTAGAGATACCCGTTGCCTTGAGCTACGCTCGCAGCTACACGGCGGGCAGTGGTGTAGAGCATCGGTTCCTTCCCGGGGAGGGAGATCCCAGCTCTCCCTCCCCTCTTTGGTCCTACTTGGCGCCGTTGATTCCTGGACCGTCCAGAGCCTCCAACATCGTCGAGATGGATCGGAGAGCGTCCTCAAGCTGACTCCGCAGGAAGTCCTTTCCACGCTCGCGATACACAATGTAGTCGACGTTACGGAGAGCGACTCGAGCCTGCTTGACCATCTCGTAAGCCTCGGTCTTCGTCATCGGCTTGGCGACAGTCTCGGGGATCTCCTCAGTCTCTTCGGCTACTGGTCCGAGGATCGGCTCGGTCCAGCGCGGGCAACCCTCGGAGTGGATAGAAGAGGCGAGGAAGTCAGCAGCGCAGGTGCACTCTTCCTTGAAGTTCACGTTGCCCGCCAGGTAGTTGGCGACGTCGGCACCGAGAGCGGTGAGCGACCACCACATGGAAGGGTCGTCGCCCTGCTGCTCCGAGGCTTCCCAGAGACCCAGGTCGCGCAGCCGGTTGATGATCCCCGACGAGCGGTGCCCCAGCTCGCTGGTGAGGCACTCGCCCCAGATGCCGCTGTCCTTGACGATTCCCTCGTCGAAGTACGACGTCTCGCGGTTCCCGACCGCTCTCATCGTCTCGCGACCCTTGGCGGTGAGCTGCGCTACGACGGTCTCGACCTTCACGACGCTCGTGTTCAGAGGGTAAGTGGTCATCTCGGTTCCTCCGGTTCCTTGAGCCCCAGCGGCCCAACAAGAGCGAGGTTACTCTGCAGATGGAGAGAAGTAAAGCCGAGCGTCCGAATCAGAGAATCCAATCCAGGCAGACCGTGAGAGAGTCCTCCCACTCTTCTGGCGAAGCGCTGTCTATCGACAGGGCCTTCGCAGCCCGGACTCCCATGTCTTGCAACAGGTTCGCGCTCCGAGTAGCGGTCGCCTCCACGAACCTGGGATCCTGTTCTGAGCCTCGCTCAGTGAACCGGAGATCCTTGACGAAGTCGTCCGCCCACAGGTGCAACAGGAGAAGCTCGGTCCGGGCTGCCAGCTCGGACAGGAACGGTCGGGTCGCTAGAGTAGCTCCCTCACCTACTATGAACCGAAACTCCTCGAACCCATTGCGCTGCAACCATTCCACGCCGGTGGCAGAGCTGGCTCTGTCGAGACCGTCGGTTCCTGGGAAGTTGTCTCTCATCTTGCCGAGGTAGAGGCCGTGCTTGCCGGTGCGGCTGTCTAACCGATGCCCGCGCAGGGTGACCAGAGCCTTGGCGTTGCGGCGAGCGTGGAGGTCTTCCAGGTCGCCCATGTCCTCGCCGCCGAGGACGGCGTCCAAGAGCTGCCCCATGAACGTGGACTTCCCGGTTCCTGCTCCTCCAACGATGTACAGTGAGCGCGTCATCGTGCCCACACCTTCCCGCACTCGCAGACGTGGAGCCAACCCTTGCTTGGGTCGCCGAGCGGGACGGAGATCATGCGGTTCGTCCGGACGGAGTGGCCCAAGTGCCACACGTGCCACCACAGAGTGAACATCAGAACAGTCCTCCGACGATCCAGAACCCCGTGGTGCCGTCTCGTCGAGTCCACCACTCGGGTTCGGTCATGTTGAGGAAGCGGACGACCTTCCCCTCGTAGGTGGGGTGCATGACTATGTCGTCAACAGTCTCGGGCATGAGGTCAGCGTACTCAGCGAACCAGCCGTGGAGCGAAGTCACCTCGATCTCGACCTGCCGTCGGATATCGCTTGCCCCAGCTCGCTCGAGACGCTCCCAGAGCCACTCGCTCCGGTCTGGCCCGACGCCGATCAGGTGTACCCTCTTGACGTCTTGCCGGCCGAACCGAGACAGCCCATAGAGCAGTCCTGCGGTGGTGTTGCCTGATCCGAAGGGAATGACGAGGTCGGTGATGCCCCCGCGAAGGTTGCGAACCTGCGCTCCTCCCACCCCGAGGAAGGCCTGGAGCTCTTTCTCGGAGGCTGTCGCAGGAGGGCTGATGGCGTAGGGCACCTGCCAGCCTCCCAGCCTCTCAGCGAGCTTCTCGCCGTAAGGCTGGATCACCGTGTTGTACGCCAGTCTGGGAGTCGTGTCTAGGCTCGCCCCAGCTTGCATCGCGATCTCGACGGAACGATGCTTGACGGCGGTCTCTGGCTTGCTCGCGCCGACCACGACGGTGCAGGCCAGCCCCATCTCCTCGCACAGTGTCGCAGTGATGGCTGCCTGTGGCGACCGGACGGACTGCGCCGTGACGATGTGGTCGACGCCGTACTGGACGACCGCCTGAGTGATGAGGTGCCGGCAAGCACGGAACTTCGCTCCGTTGACTCCATAGGCGTTGCGGTGCAAGTCTTCCCGCTTGTACCACAATCCGTTCCGGAGCTGCCATGGCGTAACAGCTTCTGGGTCGGCGAATCCATCCTCCTGCGTCTCTCGAAGATAAGCCATGCTCACCACTTGGGGTCCTTCCTCTCGCCGAACTCTCCCGACTCCACTGCGTCGTCGAACGAGCTGCGCATGTCGGGGAACTCGGTCCAGATCATGGGAACCTCGCCGGTCTCCCGATACCAGTTCTGCTTGAGCGGGACCAGTCCGGGGTCACCGGGGTTGTCCTCGAGCCGGAGAGGCTTGGCGAGGGTGTCGCGGCGGATCTGCCAGAGGACGTCCAGCGGTCGGTTGAACCGAGCTTCCGCTTTCTTGATCCTCTGGTACATCATGTCGGCATACACGTTCGGATACCGACGGTTCGGCTTGTGCCAGGACTTGTACGTGCAGAGCGCGGACTCCATGGTGAGACGTGTGACCTCAGCTCCCGGGTTCCGCTGCTCGGCCTCTTCCAACAGATCCTCGGCCAGCCTCTCTAGGGACGGGAACAGGTCGAGAAGGAACGGGATCTCAGCGTGCTCCCGATCCCACTTCCAGGCGTCTTCGTGCCCGGAGAGGAAGCAGAGGGAGTTGCGGTGGGAGCGCGAGCTACTCTCTTCAAGGAACCACGAGCCAACGTCGGGGATCCTTGGCCCGAGGAGGATGCGAGCGTACTCCATCATCGACCAAGCGGAGATGCGGCCCATGTAGGGTTGGCTGATAGAGAAGTCCCAGACGGCCTTCCACCCTTCTTGGGCACGCCTGAGCCAGCCGTAAGCTCCCGAGCCTCCGAAGTTGAGCCACCAGTCCTCCGTCGCCTTTCCGAACGCGCTCTTCTGGTGGCGACGATCGATGTCCCACTCCAGTTGCTTGAAGTGAGCATTCCAGAAGTCGATCGCCTTTCTCCAGTCCTGCGGACGGGGAGCTGCCTCGAGCAGCAGGTACGACGACACGACGTTCTGGTTGTTGCCGTTCAGCCAGACGAGCCAAGCTCGGCCGTCCTCGTCGAGGTCGAAGTGGTCTGCGAGCGCGGGCAACATCGAGTAGACCATGCCGGGGAAGTTCCGGTTGCGGAGGCTGTGGGTATAGCTCCGCTGGAAAGCCTCCCGGTGGTTCTCAGGAAGACGCCAGTCGACCTTACTCACGCCCCACCTCCAGAAACAGAGGGTGTATGTGAAGACCCCACTGCCGAGCTTTCTTGTCGAGAGCGCCCACGCTGAGATCAAAGCACTCTGTTCTTCCCGGCAGAGGGTGGTTCAGTAGAACAAACTCTGTTTGCAGTTTACGTTCCAACACTTCGTGGGTAAGAGAGCAATCCTTGTAGGCACGAATCACAGTAAGAAACTCGTCAGTTTCTACCTGCTGTCGAACACGTGTTCTCAGGTGCTTTGCTGATCCGATCTTCAGTAGGCCTGGATACTTTGAAGAAGTGTAGACGTACACCGCTTTGTTCATGGGGTTCGACATCTCTACCAAGGTTCCGTACATCC